CATGCTGCAGCATGGGACGACCAGCGCAAGTCGCTTTGGCAGAGAGTGACGGACGCCATGTTCCCCACTGTTCGGATCTACAGTGCCAGGAAGCAACGCCTGCACTCCGAATGGGAACGCGTCAAGAACACTGCCCCAAAATCGACCTTGATGCATGGCTACTATTGCCTCCCATCGAAGATTGGAGGCCGTTCCGTGAACTCACAGGTTGCTTTTCCAGCACAAGAATCGTCGTCAGTCGACGAACCAACCTGGGTCTTCCGCCAGCCGTATTCGGTACCACGACACGACGCCTTTCGAGAGGCATTTCCGGAAATAAATCCGATCCCCAAGGATGATTCAAACGGGCCACTAACAGTTAACGAACATGGAGAATGGTATAAATATGAGATGACTAAACCATTGGAAACTCTGTTCGATGTGGCCTGCCAAGCCGAACTCGACGGTGCCAACACGGCATTCGTCGACTTTGGCGAATTCTGAGGGGGCGGTGATCCCGTCCTCGAACAGGCTGAGCGTGAGAGCCACATTTCCCGTCTTCCAGGGGACCGAATCTGCGATCATGGCAGATCCCTGAAGCGGTGTATGCTGTGTCCTCACAGTAGGAGGAAGTGCGTCTGTGGCATGCCATACCACGACAAATGTCCCCTATGCTCAGCTGTTCGCTGGACCGCGGTTTTGGGTGGTAGAAATGGAATGTTTGGCGACTTGAAGCTGGACCATGTTCCGGTCCTCATTTGCTCAACTCGCCCTGAGGGTCCACAGTTCGTCTCGTCGAATTGGACTCTTCCGAAGGAGACCGTTCCTGCGGTCAATGAATTCGGAGCATTCTGTTACGGCCCCCTTTTCTCGCGGATACCTGTGGTGGATTCCAAGAATTCGACCGCCACCATGTACGGGGTCCTCAATCGGTCGATGGGTCAGCTAAAACATGCCGATGTAAAGAGCCTGAAATTGGTTCAAGACATGCTGACCACGCTCTGCACTTCCTGGGACGTTAAGTGTGACGGGTTGACGACCTATCACTCTAAGTTACGCCCAGAGCAACGGCGCAAGATGCAGAACGCCATTCCTGCCTTTCGGAAGCTCATCCCCCACCTCACTTCCGAGAGGATTCGACAGCTCAGTGAATTCACTGCTTTCGGCAAGCGTGAACTGCTCACAAAACGCACAACTGGGCTCGATGAGGTGGTGGAGGACCCACAGTGGAACTTGTTTCCACACAATCTCTGGTCTGGAGACTGGGCAGTCGAACCACATTCGACTCGCGCCATTCAACACCTTACCCCACTGGCCAACTGTTTGACAGGGCCAGCCGTACAATCGATGTACGGAGCGATGAAGAAAAGGCTCGGTTTGAGCTCATCGATGACGCTGGGGTCAGGTTACAACGCGACAGAGATTGGGGTCTGGATGACCAATGTGCCGGCTGACTGGGTTTTTGTTGAAGCGGATGCCTCAAAGTACGACGGGCATCAAAACGCCAGTTGGTTCGACATGTTGGCGAACATCCTTGGGAGCATGCGCCATGCTCCATGGTGGGTCCGTGAGGCGGTTCTCGCCCAGCGTGACTCACCCACAAAACTCCGGGATGGGACCCGGTTCAAGGTGGATGGAATGATGAAATCCGGCTCGACGTTCACCACCTTGTTGAATTCACTCGTGAACATTGGCATCCTCTGGTTGGCATCCCGATTGGCGGGGATCCCCGAGGATTGCTGCAAGTTCATTGTTGCGGGAGACGACAGTGTCTTCGCACATGATCCCAG